TGACCAGCACCCAGCCAGTCGCGTGCATCACTACGCCTTGGTAGGTGTTCACATCGTGGCCTTTCCCTCGGCCCTGTTGTTCGCCTGCTCAGTGCGCCAAATTTCCACGCGCAATTCTGCGGCTGTGATGTCCCACTTCAATTTCTCCTCGATTTCGACAGCGGCTTGCAAACCCTTGAGCAACTCAACCATCTCTGGGTGTGCATACGCTTCACGCTCCTGCGCACCGATGGCGGTCTCCATCGACCGCTTCATGAGAATTCCCTTCAAACTCTTACGATAATGCTCTATGTAGGTGCGCTCTGCCTTCGCTTTTGCAAACAACGCGGCGTTCTTCAAGATGTAGTCAACTGCTTTGTGTGGGTCTCGTTCTTCGCTCATGCTTCACTCCTTTTCTGGTGGACGCTTGCACATCCAATAAAACCAAATTAAAAAAATCATGCACAACCAGCACAATGCGCCAGTCAATGCCATCGTCAAAACAAAAATGTTCCAAAGGTCACTCATCGCGCCGCTCCTTTTCTTGCATCATTGCCTCCGCTTGTTTGTATGCCTCGTATGCAATTTCCTCTGGCCTTGCGTTCTTTGGCGCTGATTGCAAAAACGAATGCATCGCAACAAGTGCCAACACATCAATCCAATCTGGTTCTTGTTTCATTCGATCTCCTCGATCTTGATCTTCAACATTCCACCAAGGTCTGGTGCCCAATAGATGCGCAGGTCAACGATTTGTGAATCGTCTTCATACACGCCAGCGTGGGCCAAACCATCGAGGGTTGCTTTCAGCAGGTTGTCTAAATCCCTGCGTCGTTTGTCTGGTCGCCATGCCTCAATCTCTACACGCAACGGCTTCTTGAAATGCACAACCTGTTTTTGTAGAGTCATCTGGTCACCGACAATCTCACGGTACTCACGGCCTCTGGCGCTGATGATCATCCGACCATCAAAGTTGCGCCAGTAAGTGTTGACCGATGGTGGCCAAGGCAATGTGATCTCAATCATTCTTTGGCCTCATGCGATTGCGAATAGCATCGCCAAGCAATTCAATGTTTACACACTCATCAGCCAACTTTGCACACTCTTCGCGCTCAATTGCAATTGCTTGTTTAGTAGTCTGAATTGCGATTGCCATAATCTCGGCCTTGGCCTCGGTCAGCGCCGCATCAAACTCAGTCTGTGTGAATAACTTCATGGCCCCAGAACTGCCAAGTAGTTGCCTTGCTAAAGGGCTGAGTTCAGCGTCTTGCTTTGTCATTTCCATTCTCCTTTGTTACCTCGGTTACCTTTAGACCATTGGTCTCTAACATCTTTTTCAAGATTCGATTCGGGGTGAAGTTCGTTCCACCCCTTCTTCCACCTCCCAGAGGCGTCACTGTAGCCACGGAGCCAACGGTATGCACCATCACGATCTTTAAGTCGCATGGTGATGACCTCCCGAACGAGACAACGGTACATATGCTCACGCTCTCTTGCGGCTTCTTGTTCCTTGTCATTCAAAATCTTCCCCCATTGTCAAAAGACATTGGAACGCTGTTGTCGTGTTCAACAAACTGCTGACTGGCTTTGTGATACCACAGGCTGTACCAGTCCTCTGCTTCGCCGTTGCGTTGCTTCTCGCACATCAGCATCGCATCTGGAATCATTGGATCAACTACACCAACCTGCGCTTGATGTTCTTTCTTTTTGTTACGCCAGACCATCAACACATTGTCAACTTGGTCACTGATAGCGCCAGAACCTTTAATGTCGTTTTTGTTGGGCTGTATCTCTTCGCTCTGCAATTTGCGAATGTGATGGATTAAATGAATGTGAACATTGTGATCACGAGCGAGTGCGGTCAATTCATCAACAAACATTTTTTGTGCGTTGTAATCGTCTTCACCAGAAACGCACTTCATCAGAGAGTCAATAAAAATGTGTTGCACACCCAATTCAATTGCGCTGTAACGCGAGACCGCAATCACCTGTTGTGATGTGACTGTTCCTTGCTGGTCGTACAGCCACAACTTGTTGTATGAAAACAATTGCAGTCGATCAACCAACTCAAGCAAATGCTTTTGCTTGTTGACATACATTGGGTTGTAAATGTCTTCGCCTGCAAACTGGCGGAGCATCCGCGTCAGCGTGCGCTTGGGCTTCATCTCAAACGAGGCAATCATTACCTTCTGGCCTTGCTTGATCAAGTTCAATGCAATCTGGCCAGTAATCATTGACTTGCCACCACCGTTACCGCCAGCGTAAAGCGTTACTTCACCGGGGCGGAAACCAAAACCTTGGTGAGTTTTTACCCACGGCATCGTCTGCTGTGGCTCCTCCTTTGGGTTGATGAAGTCATTGCGCACCTCTTCCAAAAACCCTTCAGCATCGCGCACCTTTTGGCCAATGTCATTGGCCTTGATGTATTTCTCAAAGTCAACCTCATCAGGTTTGACAATCCGAATGCGACGCGCCTCGTCCAATTCCTTGGCTCGTTTTTGTATTTCAGACACCTGCATATACCACTACCTCCTCAATTCGCTGTTGTGCCACTTTTAATCGCTCCATGTCCTCATCGCTGAGTTGTTTACCCTTGCTCATGTCGTATGCCGCAAGCATCACCACCAAACACTCAAACGACGCAATGCGCAAAAGGTCGCTGGCGTAAAACGCTGGCTTGACCTTGGGCTTGCCTGTATCGCTCCAATCGCGCTTTTTGTCGTCTGGTGGGAACAGGTCGTTCATTTCCATACCGACTGCGCCAACCACATCATGCACCGCGCATCCACCAAAACAATGCACCAGCACTCGGCCATCTTCAGTCTCCCGAACTGACAGCGATGGTGACTTGTCCTCGTGTGCTGGGCACTGTGCAGTCCAAGACCCGTTACGGCCCCTGACCTTGCCTAGACGCGAAACAAACCGCGCGGCTGGAGTCATGCTTGTCCCCTTGCTCGGATGGCTAATGAACACGCTCTTGCGCCCTGTATCCAAATTGATTTGCCTTGCATCTGTTCCTCACACACCTTTGCACACGCCTCACGCTCTTCAGCGGCTATCGTTTTTAACTGACCACGCAAATTGGCAACCGTCAGCAACAGAGCATCTCTTGCGGTTTTTAGTCGCTCAAATTCAATTTCTTGGTCTTGTGTCATATCACCCTCCGCCCTGTAGACTGCTGTTCACCTGCGTCGTCTTCCCAGCGGCGCTGGTTGATGAAGGTCAAAGGCGCAGGGTCAAAGCCTGATGTCCACTGCTCGGTGCGCTTCAACTTGTTCACGCTGGCAATGATGGTGTCGGCCACCATGTCGAGGTCGTACTTAGCCCACTTCTTCTCGCATTCGGCGCGGGCAACCTTCCTCTTGGACAAAGGCCACGATGACCAAAAGTCGTCGAATCGTGTTGTTGTCGGCTTGGCCGACGATATATTCTTCTTCTGTATCTGTATCTGTTTAGGGTTTGTGTTCGGTTTCGATTCGGTTTCCATATCGGTTTTCTTCGGCCTGCCGCCTCGTTTTCCGAGTTGTCGATTATTTTCGACTTGATGTTGGTACTTCGCGATTTCCATGTCACAACGATGGTTGCGATACCCGTCAACACCCTTGTCAAAGAATTCATCTAAAACCGATTCGGTTATGTCCAAATCAAGGCGGATTTTGCGTGCCACGGACTCGGTCTCAAGCGGGATTGGCTTCTCGCTGATGTAGTACAAATCAAGCAGGCGGCGGTATGCCAAGTCTTCAGCATCCGACAGATGGTTGGTGTGTGTGATGTAGTCGCCCAAATAGAATTTGTACCAGATCACTTGATTTCTCCAAAGATGTCGGGCCGCAATGTTGCACGCAACACCTTGCCCCTCGTGTACCGTTCGATGGCCACGCAAACCTCTGCGCTGGCCAGCCCCCGCCCCGTGATAATCGCGGCCATCCACTGCTTGGTGATGCCCAAGTGTCGCGCCAGTTCTATCTTCGCGCCCCGTGGCTTGTCTTCAAAAAATTCATCTAGTGTCATCCTGACTCCTTGTGTTAGTGAAACTCCATCATACACCAAAAAATCATTTGCGCAAGGGTTCTTGCAAAATAAGTTAAAGTGTGTATGATACCAACACATCAACAGCGAAGGAGGAGTGTATGCACAGCGAAG